CAAAGCTAGAGAACAATGGTTTTACTTCTTTTGATTTTCATTATCAAAATGGTTTTTTTATTGGACATTTTAAAAGAAGGGTGGCTCAATAATGAACGAGGATATTAAAAACATAATTGATAAAATTAGAAAATTGCAGCAAAGAACAACTGATAATGGTTGCTCTCAAAATGAAGCCATGATTTCTGCACAAAAAATATCAGACTTAATGCAGACATATCGTATTAAAGAAGATCAAATAAATTTTGACACTGACGATATAAAAAGGCTTTTTTACGAATTTTCTAATGCTTTCGGAAGAAGCCACCATCCGGTTGTTTTTGCTTATGAAGGAATAGAGGCTATCTGTGGTGTTAAACTTTACTGCACAACAGATCGAATTATCGATGATAATTATAATACAAAGAAAATTTTTAAATTAGCCATCACAGGATTTGATGCCGATGTGGAACAAGCTAAATATTTAGTTTATGTTGTGCAGAAAGCAATCGATAATGAAATTGTAAAATTTAAAAAAGGTAATGTTTATAAAAACTCTGAAAGAAAAATATCACTTGTTAATGGATTTGCTCAAGCCATGTCATATCAAATTGGAGAAAGATTAAAGACAATGGCAAAAGATAATGCTTGGAAAACATATCAAGAAAAGAAAAAGCAAAATTTAGAAACCGGAAAAGATTTAGTAATTGTTAAAGGGCAATTAATTAATCAATGGTTAAAAAATAAGGGTGTCACTCTAAGGTCATCAAGATCAAGCCGGTCTAACACATCTGCAAGTGGACTAGGAAAGAATGCAGGAAATAATGTATCTCTGAACAAGGGTGTTCATGGATCAAGTAATCAACGATATATAGGTAATTAACTTAAATATTTAATATCTTTTATAACTCCTTTAGGGATGACTTGTGATCTACCAAATAAGTCATCCTCATCGTGAGTATCTTTATCAGCTAATATAACAACAAACTCATCTGTTTCTTTATACAGCCAACCAAGAGAGTCCACACTACATACAGCAGACTTATCAAGATCTTCTTTTTCAATCCAACCACCAAGAGAGTTTTCATTTGTATCAAGCCAAGTAACTAAAACTATCTTCATTTTTTCCTTAAATGTTTGTACTGTTTTCTTTGTTCGACTGTGCCACTAAAATAATCTTCGTTCCAATTGTCGTAGTAACCAATTTTTTTTAATGACGTACTAGCTTCTTCTAATTCATCAAATGATTGTATGAGTACCATTAGAAAATCGTTATGACTCTCCCATGCTGTATCTTGCAAGAAATCTATTTCTTCATCAAAATCCTCTGGATGTGATGCCATTAAATATACATCTCTTGGAACATACACATAGTTAAGTGCATGAATATAGTCGGCTAGTTCATCAGCAGTTATGGATAAATCAGAACAAGCAACGATAGAAATTTTACCTTTAAAATTATCAGCTTCTTTGATGACAGCTTCAAGGTATGTTGAGGGATCGTTGTGTTCTACAATGTTTATGTGATTGTCTAGCCTTGTTTTTTTTGCGTAAGGACAAACAGGAAAGTTGTTTAAATGTTTGTTGGGTATTTCTAAAAAGTCTTTCGACCAGGATAATATATCTTCCTTTATCGTTCTCACTTTTTCTTTATTTGTTTAGAGATATACATATTCTTTACCAACGAAGTCTTACTTCCGAATTTTTTATCAGCTTTTTTTTTGGCAGCAGAGTACCCTTTTTTATTTTTTATCTTCTTTGACTTGCCTAGACTTTTTGGTCTTGGCTTTTCCCATACCGGTTTTTTTTTCATATCTCCTCATTACTAATGGTTGTTTCCACTCTCCTATTGTGAAAGTGTTTGTTAAAACTTCTGCAATTCTTTTTAGTTCTTGGTCTACCACTTAACTTTATTTGACCAATAAGCTGCTGACATCTTACCTTTATTGATATTCTTACTATGTCTTGCTTTGAATGACCTGGAACGAGCAGTATTTTTTTTATCTCCAGACACACCTTGCTGACCAAAGCGAATAGTTTTTATTTTACTACCCTCTTTGGCAACAACAATGTGAGATTTTTTAGGATGCGATGGAGTTCTTTTAGGTTTATTAAAACCACTTACTCCTGCCCTTTTTAATCTTGGATCTGCCATTAATTAAATAGCACCAATTACTACGATTACGATTATCGCAACAATTCCTGCTTTTACCCAATCAGACATTCCCCAGTCTGACCAAGATTTTAAATGACTCCATAAGTCTTGTAATAATTTCATATTACCTCCTACTTAGTTAATTGATTTTTTTTCTCATAACTTCTTAGTGCCCCCATACCTAAAAGAGCCATAACTAAAGGCATTAAAGTACCCATATCTAACTCTGGTAAAGGTGCAGTTTCATAGTTAAATGTTGCTATGAAAAACATTAGGAACTGTTTTAAAACATATTCCCAAAATATTGCTAAAGCACATGACATTCCGATTAATGGTCTCCAACTTCTTTGAAGCATTCCAGAAATACCACCTGCTGTGCTTTTTGCATCAGCAAGGTTAATATCAGATTGTGCTTTATTTATTTGTGCCTCAATTTCTTTTAATTTAATTTTAGCATCATTTTTTTCTTCTTCTGAAGTGTGAAGGTTATCAATTATGCTACCAACATTTTTTACGATGTCTCCACCTAATAATTTTGTTAACATAAAATACCACCTACTTGCTGATAATAAATATACAGATTACAAAATTCTATTACGACTAATGCAGTAAATAGTGTTGTTATAATTATCTTCATTTTATACTCTCCAATATGTCACATAATGCAGAAACCCTGTTAGTGGCTTGATTTCGATACCACAGGCTGTTTTTTAGCTCTGCTGATGCATCAGTCCACCGACCTTCGTTTAGGTGCTCTATGGTGCGTTTAAAAGACGAAAATCCTTTTGCACCCAAAACAAAACAGCATTCAATCGCTATTTCCTGTGCTTTTGGATGTAGTTTATCAAAATCAGTTACTCTCTTCGCTGAGTTGAGTGCAATGTTAAAATCATACTCAAAAATTTTTTCTAAGTGTTTTTGATCGTAATGTTTTTCATCATCCCAGTTTTCATCAGACCTGCATAAATGCCCATAGCCAATAGTTCTTTTACCTAATGAGTCTAAATAAACTTTATTGCGATAACCTTCATGTTCTTTGATACGATCAATTAATTTTTCATGTTCCATCTTGTCTTTTCCTTGCGTAAAATTTGTAAACCTTTTTCCAGGTAAATCATAGCATCGCCTAACTCTTCCAAAGTATCGACAAACATTTCTTCTAAATCTTTGTGAGCTTGATCCATTGTATTACCAAACTTTTTTGTTCCTGCTTCAGATCTATCAGCTATTCGCTGAATTACTTTCTGAGCAATAGGATCTTCTACTGTCATATTTTACCAGTCCATTCTCCTCTATCATTGAGAGGCATTGCATATATAACTGGCTGATTATTTATTATTGCTCCTACACTAATAATTGGTCTTTTAATAAAGTTTTTTCCATATTTAAAGGCTTCTGATTTAGGATTTATAGAACTACCTACAATCATTGCAAAATTAAGTGAAGTTGGCGAACTCCAATATTCTATACTCGCCTTCGTATGTTGATGAGAACAGACATAGCTCATACCTAATTCTTTAGAACTAGATAAAACATTTGATTTAAAATGATGTGTAAAAAAAACTTTAGTTTTATTTGGAAGCTGTAAAATTAATTTATTATGCCAAGTCCATTTCCACTTTTTATTTATTTCTAATATATCGTTTATGTCTTTAAGGAATGAATTTGGTATTAAAGATTTTTCTGCTAATCGTTGAATGCGAATATCGTGATTACCCCACAAAATAGGCATAGGTGTTGGAAATATTTTTCTTAACTTTTTAATGCATTTAATAGCATTTTTAATTTCAAACTTAATGTTAGGCAACTCAGCACTATGTAAATGTTGGCTGATAGCATGAAAGTCCACTAAATCTCCACTTGCTAAAGTCATTGTTGGAGAAATATGATCTCTTAATTTTTTTATCCATTCAAAATAATTTGGATGTTGATATGGAAAATGTTGGTCGCTTAAAATAAGCAGTCGTTTTGTATTCATACAAGTCCTTTAGTAAGGATGGCTAATCCATTAATTTAAAAAATGTATAAATTGCTCCTAATACTGATCCGATAAATATGGCTGTTCTAATAGCACCTTTACCAGTTGCCATTTCTTGTTTTAATTTCATTACTTCTTGTCTGTTTTCTTTTACCTCAGATTTAATTTCATCTAAAGCCTTACAAATTTGACTATATTGTGTTTCCCAATTAGACATTTGTATTACCTATATGTGAGCCACATTGAAATATTACAGTTAATCTTCTTTCTTTTAAATCTGCATCAAGATAATTAGCTAAGTTGTTTTTTGCTAAATTACATTCTATATTATCGTTAAAGTTTAAAGGTACTTCACTTTTAAAACATAGTGTTTGATCTAACTCTCCTACATTAAGCATACAAATCATGGCAAATATTTTAAACATTATTTCATTTTAGATAATGGATTATCTAATGCTCTCTTAATGTTTTTATCTGTTTTTTCTTCTAATG